AACTGGTTCCCGGCCAAAACTGTGCCTGTTCGCCAAGGCAAGTATGAAGTCAAGACCAAGGACGGTCACGAATATCATGCCATGTTCAACGGCCGGAACTGGCACAACGAGTGGAGCCCCGACGAAGAACTCAAAATTGTCAAGTGGCGAGGTGTAGCCTACGACCCCGATGAGCACTTTTTGAGAGAAGCATTAGACCGTATTGTTTTGGAACATACCAAGGAGTAATCATGGCAAATTGGACTGTAAGCACTTATTATAAAAAGTCGATCGAAGAACACGAGCACTTTGTCAAAGATGGACAAAAACTTGTGTATCAAACGGGCTGGCGCGGAGGATCTTGGACGGTCACTACTTCAGATGATAATCCTCCGGAATTTGAATTTGTAGAAGTTCCAGGCGGAGATGGACGTCGCGACAGTATTGACATGTATAACTGTTGTGAAAACAACATTGAAGAAGTAGAGCTGATTGAAACCTATGACGGATGGTGGGCAGAGATTGAGTGGCCCGATGACATGGACGAAGAAGAACAGCAACGCCTACAGGAGATCATCGACGAAGAAGGCGTCTACAGCCTGGAAGATCAAGAAGATTGGATGCACGACGAAACAGAAATGTATATCTGGGGGCCCATTCAAATTGAGGGAGAAAACGGTTTCAGCAAAATCATCATTGCCGACGAAAACGGCAAAGTTGTGGATTTTAAAGAAGACTAAAATGTAGTATAATTACTGTGTGCATGGACAGAGAGATTGGGCTGTTCAATGGCCGGGTAGGGTGATCGATAACCTAGGCCTACCAGGCACCGTGGCATGTGAACAGAAGTCCCGTAGGTTGCGACAAAGACCTCGGTCTGGCAACAGACCAAAACCCGGATTGGAACCCCGGGGGTATGCCGAGAGGATCTATCTAGTAAGGTTGTGTATATGACTGTTAACATTGAAGCCTCTACGTCGAGTATGCTTAAATCACTTGACTCGCTTAAAGAAACGCCTTTGCCCATGCACAAATTATTTTTCGAACTGTCTACCACCAGTCAATGGTATGCTATCATGCAAGAAGCAAGAGCACAGTTTGGTAAAAATTGGCGCAGTCAGAGTCATGTCAAACGCAGACTTGATCGTGCCAACATAACCTATAGATCTGGCCTGGTCGCAGAGCGTGTTTGGTTTGAGGTACCTGATCCCAAGTTTGGTACTTGGGTAGCCATTAAACATGCTGTTAGACAGGTAGCGGCCACTAATAAATAAATTTCTATGATATTTGGTTTTGCTATTTTGGCCACTGCTCTTTTATTGAGCGCAGTGGCTGCCTATTACTCTGTGGCTGGTCTGGTTGCTATATTTTCTGCGGCAACTATTCCTGTGATCATCATGGGTGGCAGTTTAGAACTGGGAAAGATTGCAGCCACTGTGTGGTTGCACAACAACTGGCGCCGTGCTGGCTGGGCCTTCAAGGTGTATCTTGTGCCAGCCGTGGCCTTCTTGATGCTGCTGACCAGTATGGGCATTTTTGGATATCTATCCAAAGCGCACAGTGATCAAAGCCTGGTGTCAGGTGATGCTGTGGCCAAGATTGCTATCTATGATGAAAAAATCAAAACAGAACGTGACAACATAGATGCTAACCGCCGGGCTCTCAAGCAACTTGATGAAGCAGTGGACCAAGTTATGGGCCGGTCCAGCGACGAACGAGGCGCAGAAAAGGCAGTTCAAATACGCCGTGGCCAACAAGCCGAGCGTGGCCGACTACTCAAAGAAATTGGCGAAAGCCAAAAAAGAATTACCACGCTCAACGAAGAACGAGCTCCTCTTGCAGCAGAATTTCGAAAAGTTGAAGCCGAAGTAGGCCCGATCAAATATATTGCCGCCTTGATCTATGGCGAGAGCACTGATCAAAATGTATTGGAAAAAGCTGTTAGATTTGTGATCATAATGATTGTGCTGGTATTTGACCCTCTAGCACTCACACTGATTCTGGCCGCTAACAAACAATTTGAATGGGCAAGACAAGGCACCGGTGGGTTTATACACGACGAACCCCGATACAAACCAGATGATGGTCCACTGACTGAAAAACAAATTGAAACCTTGCGCGAGATTGTAAAGACAGAGACACCTCCACAACAACCACCTTCACACCACCCCGACACACATCCTTATTTGAAAGAGGGTTTTAAATATCCACCAGGTTGGATGTTTCATTCTCCCATGGTGGTCAAATTCAATGAGACGCCACCAACCGAAGATCATGAAGAAATTGAATCTGAAGATCTGGAACTCAAAGCAGCCATCAAACAATGGAAGGCCGAGAACCCCAACGACACCATAAAAAATCAACGCTCTAAATTAATACGAGGTGAAATCAACGAATTGCCTTGGATGCGTCTGGTAGCCGACAATGCCAGACCAGAAAATCGCACTGGGTTTGGCACCAGCTTTCCAGAAACAGCCAGCAAAGGCGATTCGTTTGTGCGAGTAGACATTGTGCCCAATGTCGTGTACAAGTACAATGGTACAAACTGGATTGCGGTTGACAAAAACCTTAGCGACAGTTACACTTATGATTCAGCTTATATCGAACACCTGGTGAACAAAATAAGTACAGGTGAATATGATCCTGAATTATTGAGCAACAGCGAGCGTCAACAATTGGAAAACCATCTACAAAAGGCAAACAATGAAATCAAATGACACCATTGACACATGTAGTTTTTGTGGTAAACACAAGGATGCAGTTGCCAAACTCATTGTGGGCGAACGTGTGGCAATTTGTAATGAGTGTGTGGAACTTTGCGAAACATTGCTCACAGATGAAAGCATTGTTAAGACAACAGACCCAGTTGAACTTGATCCGCAGGCAATTAAAGAACATCTTGACCAGTATGTTATTGGGCAAGATCGTGCCAAGCAAATGTTGAGTGTGGCAGTGGTGAATCACTACAAACGCATTGCCAATCCTGATCCCAATGTAGAAATTGAAAAATGCAATATTTTGATGTTTGGGCCCACTGGATCAGGAAAAACATTGCTGGCTCGCAGCGTGGCACGCTATCTTGACGTGCCATTTGTTATTGCAGATGCTACCAGTTTAACCGAAGCAGGGTATGTGGGCGATGATGTAGAAAGTTTGATATCTCGACTGTTTGCAGCGGCCAATGGTGATGTGGCCAAGACTCAACGTGGCATTGTGTTCATTGACGAGATTGACAAGATCAGCCGACGCAGTGAAAGTGCCAGTATCACACGCGACGTTTCAGGCGAGGGTGTACAGCAGGCTCTACTTAAATTGGTAGAAGGTACCAAATGTAGAGTCACTCCCACTGGTAATCGCAAGCATCCTTCAGGAGAAATGATTGAAATTGACACCACCAACATTTTGTTTATTGCTGGCGGGGCATTTGTTGGTCTTGATGCTGTAGTCAAAAATCGAGTGCGCGGTACCAGTATTGGATTTGGTGCCAAGGTGAATCCTGATGTCAACACCAGTTTGGATCAAGTCACACCAGATGACTTGATCAAGTTTGGAATGATCCCGGAGTTTATTGGACGCTTTCCTGGTTGGGTAGCTCTGAGGGAACTGGGCAAAGAGGATCTTATCCGCATTTTGCTGGATGTCAAACACAGTTATATTCAGCAGTATTCATGGTTGTTTGGTCAGGATCGAGTTGAATTAGAATTTTCGCCCGAAGCATTGGAATTAATTGCTGATCGCACTATTTTGAACAAAACTGGTGCTAGAGGTTTGCACAGTGAACTGGAACGTGTGTTGCTTCCGCACATGTTCTATTTGGCACAGTATCGCCGGCAAGGCATAGACCGGGTGATCATCGATGCTGATCAGGTAAATACCCCTAGAGAACTCAAGGAAGCAAATGCAAAAACTCAGGGGTAGATCAGTACTGGTGCAAGATGGACAAGTAGAAAAAGCTCTGCGCAAGTTCAAAAAGAAAATTCAAGATTCTGGAATCTTGAATGATGTTCGTGATCGCGAGTTTTATGTCAAACCCACGACTCGTCGCAAGCTCAAAGCATCAGCTGCTCGAAATCGTTGGCGTAAAAAACTAGCAGATCAACAGTTGCCCAAAAAACTTTACTGATGTACATAGAATTCAGCTTGCCCACTGGTGCAGGCGGCATGACAGCGACCTATGCCCTGGCAACACTTCGTGATCGACTTTATAATTGGGCCGCCAAGTACCAAGTTGAATTCCGAACCAAGCCATTCAAGTACACTTTACGGGTAACCTTTGACTCAGATGATCTCTACACTCTTTTTGGGCTGACTTGGGTACCAGATCCAAAACACCCGAGCTGGACAGATTACCGTCTGGTAACTGACCTAAATAACAAAATATAATTCGCTTTTCGTGTATAATAAATAACAATGTAGCGCCGATGGTCGGGCTACATTACAAGTCATCTTGCTTAATAAAGGAGAAAACAAATGACAAAAACTCTAACCCTTCGTTCTTTCGACCTTCCTGCACTCACCAAATTTGGTATCGGCTTTGATAACGTATTTGATGAGCTCATGCGTGTGAGTGCTCAACAATCCAGCTCAAACTATCCACCCTACGACATTGTACAAGTTGCAGACGACGAGTACATGATCAGCTTGGCTGTGGCTGGTTTTGCGCACGACAACCTCACAGTGACCAAGGACAAAAATCTATTGGTCATTGAAGGCAGGCACAGTCGTGAATCAGTTGACAATGAAGATGCCACTGCAAAATACCTGCACAAGGGCATTAGCGAAAGAAGCTTCCGCAGAGAATTTCAACTTGCGGATCATGTGGAAATCAGCAATGCACACCTTGAACTGGGTATTCTCAGCATTCACTTAAAACGTGAAGTACCTGAGGAAGCCAAGCCTAAAACTATTGCTATCACCTACGCTTCCTAATATAATAGCGTAAATACAGTAGCGGCACAGTGCCGCTACTGAACAACAAGGAACTGAAATGGCACAGAGCGATACAAGAACACGAATCAAGCCTGCTGAAGACTTAAAAGAACCGCCCATGTACCGTGTTGTATATCTCAATGATAATCAAACCACATATGAATTTGTGGTGGAAACACTGATGGAGTATTTTGATTACAACGTAGAAACTGCTGAAACCATCACAAAAGACATTCACGAAGAAGGGTCAGCTTGTGTGGCAGTGTTGCCCTACGAAATTGCCGAACAAAAAGGCGTTGAAGTGACCATGCTGGCACGAGCTCAAAACTACCCGTTGCAGATCAGAGTTGAGCCTGAAAGCGTGACTTAAAAATCCACAACTATTCTCTTGGGATAATACACTGATTTGACATGCGGTGTATTGCCTCTCCCGCGGCAGTTGTTGACAAAGCGAATGCCGCCTCGCAGTTGGTCCACACTGCCATGGTAGTGACCAAAACACCATGTGTGTATTTTGTTTTCAGTGTCCACAGCAGCGGCCTGCATCATGAGTCGGTTGCCCATGGTGTTGAATTGCATGCTGCCGTCAAGTTCTATGTCATGTGCAATCAGCGCAGGGTCCGGTACCGTATGGGTAACCATGACGATCTTTTTTACATCTTTGTGAGTTTGTAACCTGCTGACACTGCTCAACATATAACTGGCATCAGTATTGCTCATTCTAGCAATACCCTTGGTGGCCAGGCCGGTGATATTGTAACGTTCTTGGCTCCACAGCGCAGACTGTTCAGCATCAATACCAAGATCAAAATCAAAACCCCACCAACCATTGGTGCCCAAAATTGCAACATTATCCACTATGACCACATTGTCTTGTAGATATACCACATTGGGAATTCGGCGCAGTCGGCGAGCTAGATCGGTGTAGCTATGGCCAATATCTTCCAATCGTTCGTGGTGTTCATCGTTGCCGTCGATGTAAAACACGGCTTGGTAACACTTGCCTAGGTGTTTGAGTGTGCGAACCAACACGTCTCGGTCTTGGCATACGTCTCCTGCAACAATACATACTGGACTGGTAGCTTGATAAGTCCAATCAAAATCTGCGGACCAAGTTTCAACGTGTAAATCAGAAATTAAATCAAATGCTAGGCTCATGATACATATTTAAAAGGAAACACAATGAACATTATATTTGGCGACTCAGCAAAACAAATACCTGACTGTTATACCGTACTAGAGCTAGACACTTTTAGCACAGTAGGCGGCGATCAAACGTTCACTGCTTATTGTTTGGTTGAAAAAATGGCCATGGATGAATTTGCCAACATGGAAGCACACAAAAAGATTCATGCGGATTTAATAGCAGCCTACCGCAACCAACACTGGAACTATTGTGAGCAAGCAATTGCGGGATTGACGGGCAAATGGAATGGTGAGATTGATACGTTCTACACAGACTTACTAAATCGTGTCAAGCAACATAAAGAAAACGGTGTACCAAGTGATTGGACTGCAACCATAGTGAAAGATACTGTATAGGCTATGATCTCTGAGACTGATGTTGTTGTATCCAACGTGCAAGTCTTTCACGATCTGTTGATGTTGGCATTCCGGGACGTTTATGGTCTCTCCAACGCAACATCTCAGGATCATTACTCAATGCTATTTGATCTAGGGCATCTTGATATTTCCCCGACACAGTTAGTTGGCTTGCAGCCAAATCAAAATTATCTTTGAATTCTTTCACAATTTGCTGGTGCCATTCATCACTAAAAAACAATTGTTTGTTGCGTTCGGAGATTTTGTACAGTTCAACCCATAACAATTTTTTTTGACTATTGTTCAGGGAAGTGATTCTTTTGATTTCTTGAACTATTGCTTTGAGTCGTTGTTGAGGATCCTCTATAGTATCATATGTTTCGTCAATCAATCCATCAAAAGTCTCAAATCCATATTGTTTTAAATACTGTAAACTACCTGGGGTGGCTGCCAGCATAAATGGACGACCGCAGGCAATTG